GAAGCAAGTATGGATCAAGTAGCTGCAACAATGGGTATAGTTGGAGATGCTTCCGATTCTAACTTCAAAAAACTTTCGGATGCCGCCAAACAAATGGGAGCTACAACTAAGTATAGTGCTTCACAATCAGCTGAAGCGTTGAACTACTTGGCACTTGCAGGATATGATACAGACAAAGCTATAAGTGCATTACCTAAAGTTCTTAACTTGGCAGCGGCGGGAGGAATTGACCTTGCCTATGCTTCTGACTTAGTTACGGATTCTATGTCAGCTTTAGGAATGGAAACAGACCAACTTGAAGGATTCACCGACCAAATGGCTAAAACCTCACAGAAAGCAAATACAAATGTAGCACAATTAGGGGAAGCTATCCTAACGGTTGGAGGAACTGCGAAATCTCTTAAAGGTGGAACAGTAGAATTAAATACACAACTTGGAATCTTAGCTGACAATGGTATAAAAGGCGCAGAGGGAGGAACTGCATTAAGAAATATTATACTTTCTTTAGGTTCTCCGACTGATAAAGCGGCTAAACTTATGAAAAAATTAGGTTTAGAAGTTTATGACGCAAGCGGTAATATGAGGGGTACAAATGAAATATTTAAAGATTTAAATAAAATACTTGGGACTATGACAGAACAAGAAAGAACTAAAGTTCTAAGCGAATTATTTAACAAAGTTGATTTAAAGAGTGCTAACGCTTTGCTTGCCAATAGTGGAGAGAGATTTGATGAATTAAGCAAACACATAGCGAACTCTCAAGGTTCAGCCGAGGAAATGGCTAAAACTATGAGTGGAAACTTAAAAGGGGCTATGGACAACTTTAAATCAGCTTTAGAAGGTTTAGGGATAGCGGCTTACGAAAAGTTTTCAGAACCACTAACTAATGCAGTTAAATTTGTTACAGATGGTATTAGTTGGCTTGTACAAGCTTTACAAAGCGGAAACTTAGATGGGATATTAGATAACATAGGATTAGCTTTAAGTGTTATAGTAGGTTATTTAGCGGCTATAAAGGGCTATGCTATTGTAAGTGGTATAATTGCATTTGTAAAACCTTTATTTACTGCCTTAACTATGGTAAAGAGTTTTAGTGGTGCTATGGCAATATTAAATGCGGTTTTTATGGCAAACCCAATAGGGATAGTTATAGGGCTTCTTGGTGCTTTAGTAGGTGCTTTTGTATATGCATGGAATACCTCTGAAACATTTAGAAATGTGGTTGTTGGAACTTGGGAAGCGGTTAAAGAAGCTTTTTCAACTGTTATAAATTGGATTAAAAACGCTTTTACAGTTGATTGGTCTAATGCTTTTGGATTTATAGGAGATATATTAAATTCACATCTAGCGAATGTTAAAAATATATTTAATTCTGTAAAACAAATTTTTAATGGGATTATAGAATTTGTAAAAGGTGTATTTACCGCTAACTGGTCAAGGGCTTGGCAAGGAGTTGTAAATATATTCGGAGGAATAATGAACGGATTAGGTGCAGTAATAAAAGCTCCTTTAAATGCAGTTATAGGACTTGTTAATAGTGCTATAAGCGGATTAAATAAAATAAGTGTAACAATACCAGACTTTGTCCCTGTCGTTGGAGGTAAACACTTCGGAGTAAATCTTCCTAAAGTACCATACTTATATAATGGTGGTATAGTAACACAACCAACATTTATGGGAGGATATGTTGCAGGAGATAGTTACAAAGGTAGAGGAAATCAAGCGGAAGCGGTTATACCGTTAGACAAATTAGAAAACTGGATTAAAAGCTTAGCAAACAGACCAGTAGAATTTTATATTGATGGTAAAGAAATGATGAGAACTTTAGCACCACATCAAAGTGAGTTAGACGAGTATTCTCGCATGACTTCTTTAGCGTTTAGATAAGAGAGGGAAATTCCTCTCTTTTTTTTATAAAAAGCTATTGACAAGATAATTAAATAATGTATAATAATAATTGTAAAATATATTTAGGAGGTTGATTTTATGAGAAAATCAGATTTAAAAGATGGAATGGTGATTGAGTGGGATTCTAGAGAAAAAGGTGTTATAATTAATGATTCTATTAGATATGAAATAGGTTTTGATAGGTTATCAATTTTAAGCGAAGATTTAGCTTATAAAGGTGATAAAATAAATAAAATATTTATTGTTAAAGAAAAATGTTGTGGTTTATCGTCAATCTTTATTGATGATAATTTAGAATTAATTTGGGAAAGAAAAAGAGAAATAGATTGGAATAAAGTTCCTAAATGGACTAGGGTACAAGTTAGAGATTTTAAAAATGAAGAATGGAGAAATGCTTATTGGGGAGAATTTGTGGAAAATGATTACAATAACAATTTTGGTATAACTTTTAATGATGAATTTACGTTTAATGAAAAAACAAACGTTTATCTACTTTATAAAGAAATAAGGTTGCATCCGTTTGTAAATGCAAAAGAAGAATGGTATAAATAAAATCAAGCACTCGAAAGGGTGCTTTTTTCTATGTTATAATATAAAAGAGGTGATAATATGATACAATTTTATTTTAATAATAAAGCAAGTTATGATGATTTTGAACTCTTAACAATGAATAATTTAGAAATGGGGAGAGTTGAGGAAATAGAAGAAGAACAAGAAGTTGAAGGAAATCCATTCGGAACTCTTATAGTTAAAACTGGGAGTTATAAAGATTTAAAACACACTATACCAGTTAGAGTTAAGAGAGAAGGGTGGGAGGTTAAAAGAAGATTAATTGAAAACTGGCTATCTAATATTGAAGATAATAGATTGATACTTTCTGATAATGATAGTATTTGCTCTAAAGTTAAAAAGGTAAGCATAGGCAATTATAGTAGAAATGGGAATGTTGCCATAGAGTTTGAAATTACTTTTCTATGTGAACCTTTCTACTTTGATACAAGCGATATAGTTCAAGAATGGAACATTAATACTCCTTTGATATGTGATTCTGATATTGATACTTTACCAATTATAGAATTAAACTCACAAGGTGCAACACAAATTACTATAAATGATGAAACTTTAAGTTTTACACATACTGGAAATGTGATCATAGATAGTATGAGAAATGTTTTTAATAAAGAAAATATGCAAGTGATAACGAGTACTGGAGATTTGCCTATTATAAAAAGAGGTAAAAATACTCTTAGTGGTAGTGGTTTTACTACTCTTAAAATAAATACTAGAAATAGATATAGGGGGTAATTATGGGAACAAAATTGCATTCAAGAACTGCGACAAGAGCAGAAGTTATTTCTACTAACGGAATTGCTTTTTTAGATGAAATTCTTATAAATGCGACTATAACACAAACAGAAGATGACTTTTATGCTGAAATAGTCCTAGCAGTTAAAAAAGATGAAAGTTTAAAATACATTTATGATAACTTAATAGAAGAAGCTATTATCACGCTAGATGATGAATACGGAGATGAGTTCTTTAGAATAAGCAATATAAGAAAAGATAAAAGAACAATCACTATATTCGCAAGGCAAATCACAATAGCCGACCAGTTAACTTTATTCTTGAAAGATTGTAGACCTGAAAATATGAATGGTCAAGCAACTTTAAGTAAGCTTTTGAATGATGCTACAGGACGTAACAAGGAGTTTTTCTTAACTTCTGATATATCTGACACGAGTACCGCTTATTATCAAAATATGAGCCTTTATAACGCTTTGTTTAGTGCTGACAATGCTTTTATAGTCAGATGGGGCGGAGAAGTCTACAGAAGGCAATACAACTGCAAAATTAATACTAGAGTGGGGCAAGATAAAGGTATTCAGATTAAATCAAGAAAGAATTTAACAGGTTTTGAGATCAAATCAAATGTTGATGACCTTTGCACTAGGATAGTTCCGCGTGGGTTTGATGGGATAGAAGGTCCTATTGTAGAAAGTGAATTAATTAATAATTATAGTAGTGTTTATACCAAAGTAATGGAATTTTCAGATATAAAGGTTAAAAATGAAAATAATCCCGACGAAGGTTTTGACACTTTAGAACAAGCTCAACAAGCTTTACAAGAAAGAGCTAGAACTCAATTTACTTTATTCAATATAGATAAATTACAAGCAACTTATAACATAAATTTCATAGAATTATCTAAAACAGAACAATATAAAGATTATAGTCAAACCGAATCTGTTGAGATAGGTGATACAGTAGAGGTTATAGAAGATACTTACGGAACTAAAATAAAAGCAAGATGTATCAAGAGGGTTTATTCTGTAACTATGAAAAAGAGATTAAATACAGAATTGTCTAACGTTAAAAAAGAAAGTAGACCTATTTCAATCAATGATATAATCGCGGAATTAGAAAAGGAATTACAAACTAAGCCTAATGCAAATTTAAGCGACTATATAAATAGCATGATAAACGCAGGGTTAAAAGATTCTTATGTTGTTTTAAAACCGAATGAACTACTTATAATGGATAATAAAGATATAAATAAAGCGGTTAATGTTACCCGTTATAATAAAAATGGCTTAGGTTTTTCTACAACTGGCTATTATGGTAAATATGAATATGGTTTTACTATAGATGGAAAAATAAACGCTTCATTAATAACAACAGGACTATTAGCAGGACAATATATAGATGCTAAAAACCTAACTGTAACAAATGAACAAGGTGAAATTACAATGCGAGTTACTGGTGGCGGTGATGTTTATTTAAATGTTAAAGAATTAAAAATTAATTCTAAAGATATAACAACAAGCGATTCATTAACCTCTGAAATAGACAAATTAAAAGAATACTTAGAAGGGGCTTACAAAGACGGTATTATAGATGAAACTGAAAAGAAAATACTTGAGGAGCAATTAAAAGATTTAGAAAAAGAAAAAGAAAGTGTTTTAGGCGAAATAGATAAGATTTTAAATTCTGAAAATTTAAATGATACTATCGAAAAAGTAAATTTAAACAATGCTAAAAAAGAATATATAAATGCGTTTTATGATTTGATAAACAGTATAAGGCAATTAATAGGGTTAGAACCTTTAGAAAAACCAACAATTCCTGATGTAACTTTAGATAAAAATATAAGAATACATTTTCCGCACTTTCAACCTAAAGTTGCGCCGGCTTATCCAGATTTATCTCTTATACAAAATCACAATGGAGAGATTTATCTCATAGATGGAGGCGAAAAAAAGAGTGCAAAACTTGTTGAGGATTATTTAATAAGAAACAATATAAATAAAATTGACAAAGTTTTTATAACGCATTCTCACAGTGATCATATTGAAGGAATACCATATTTAATTGAGAAATTCGGTTGTAAACAATTATACTGTAAAACCCCAAATTGGGATTTAATGCCTACTATAGAAATAGAGCAATGGAAAACTAAAGAGTTGCACGAATTAATGATACAAACCGCTAGAGATATAGGGGCAGAAATAATCGAATTAGATTCAGATAGAAAGATTCAATTAACTAACAAAAGCGATATTTTAGTTTATAATAGTCAAAACACAAATTATACTAATTATAATAATATCTCGCTTGGTTTTATGTTTAGATATTATTATGATCCTGATAATGCGATAAGATATTTTATACAAGGTGATATGTCTTATGTTTCAGAGGAATTTGTCGGTGGTCAAAATGTTGGGAAAATAGATATTTTAAAAATGGGGCATCACGGGAACACTTCGAGTAATGGAGAAACTTGGTTAGGACATTTAAGACCTAACATCTCAGTGGCGACAATAGGATATCCGCCTGGAAATCAAGTGAAACTCAATACAATGCGCTGTATGTTCGTTGGTTCAAAAGTTTATTTACCTAATGACAATCCAAATTTTATAAGTTTTGAAATTGATAAAAATAACGGGAATATATCAACAAGTGGTATAGCGCATAAATTTATAAACGAGTGGTATCAAAGAGATAATGGGGATTGGTATTATTTTAAATACAATGGCGAGTTCGCTTTAAATGAAAAATTAATAATAAACAATAGAAGATATAATTTCAATAGTGATGGATTGTGTACAAATCCGGAAGGAGAGGAAATTTAAATGGCGACAAGTTTATTTGATAATTACAAACAAAAACTAACCGAGCTGCAAAAAGAAAAACAAAATGCGGTTGCGGTTATAACTAATAATAAAGATTTGGTTGTCTATGAAGAATTGAATTCTAAATTCAATCTTCAAAACGACAAAATCGGTTTAGAAGTTTCTAAACTATGGCAAGGTGTTAACAATGTAGAGGAAAATACGATTTCAAAAATAGAAATATTAGATGATAAAATAACTTTGGAATCGGAAAGAAAAGTGGAAGGGAATCCAATAGTAAACGGTGCTTTTGAAAGTGAAAATATATTTGGTTGGAATGTTGGAGGGACAAATATATCGATAACAACTAATTATACTTATTTAGGTAAAAGAAATATAAATTATATAAATGTTACACCAACATCAATTAATGGTAATTCTAGTTGGAGTAATAGATTCTCTATTTTACCATCAACCGAGTATACTTTATCAGGATTATTCTTTACAGGAACATCTACAAAATTAGGAATAAAAGTTAAATTCTCCAACTCTATAAAAGAAGGTAATGACTTTGAAAAAGAAGGAACTTTTGACGAAGAAATAAACTTAGGGAATTGGAGTTCAGAAAGCGATTTATTTGTGCCTAAACATTTCACATTTATTACGCCACCTAATGCTAAAAGTGCATTTTTAGAATTTTATTACTATGAAGCTACAAATTATTGTGGTTGGACTGAAATAATGTTGACCAAAGGCAAACAACCTTCTAGTTATGTAAGTAAAACCGCTTCATATTCTAAAGTTTTTCAACAATTAACACCTGATTCAATTATAAATAGTGTAAACAAAGGTCTTACAGAAGGTGGAGCTATAAGTGTTGCGAGTACGATTTTAGATGAAAACGGATTTTCTCAATTAAATAATGGAAAATTATCGGTAAGATTAAATAACAATGGTGTGCATGTATATTCTTTTTTAAGAGAAAATCAAATAAACGGTTCATTACAAGCGTTGAGAAATGTTGTTACTGGTGATGATGTCATTGGATTGACAAACGAAAAAGGGGCATATGCGCAAATTGCTTATAGAGGTGACGGTTCTAATTATTATAATTATATGCGTTTTGATAAAGAAGGACTTACAGAACCGACACCTATAACGGTTTATGAAGAATTTAACATGAATGGATTAAATATGTATTTCGATAAAAAGAATCAAGAAAGTAGAATGTTTGGTTATTTAGATAGTAGGAACAGAGGTTCAGTAGCTTTATATACCAATAATTTTGGATTTTGGTCAAACGATGGTAGTGGTAATCATTTACTTACATTAGATAGGGATGTGGCTAATTTTTATAACAAAGTTATAATAGGCGGTGATTTATCTGTTATAGGAAATAAAAACTGTATTCAACAAACTAAGTTTGGAGATGTTCCGTTCTATGCAAATGAGGATATAAACTCTTTATTAACTGAAACAGACACAGATAATATTTATACAACAGAGTTAGTTGAAGGGAAATATATTTGTAGAATTGAAATAGATGAAATAATTCAAGAGTGTATTAACACAACACTATCTTACAATGTTTATATAGATAAATTAAGTTGGGGAGATTATAAAATTGAAATTAGAGAGAAAGATTATTTTATAGTTGAATCTGATAGAGAAATGAAATTTAAATATAAATTAGAAGGGAAAAGAAAAGGGTTTGAGCATGAAAATAAAGAAAATAATTTTATGCAAAAAGCTACAGTCCAAAAACCTTCTCAAGAAACTGAAACACCATCGATACAAAAAAGAGAGAAAGAAATTATCCATAAAAAGCCGATTAATGAATTCTGGGAGTTATATCGTTGCAATAATTGTAATTAAAGTGGTAAAATATAGATAAAGGAAGGTGATAATGTGATAATTGGAAGTAGATATGGTCATTCTGAAAATTGCAGAGGGGCTAAAGGGTTAAGAGATGAAGTGGACGCTATGAAACCTCTTCATTTTGAATTCAAAAAAATAATGGAACAATATGGACATACTATAATTGATTGTTGCTCCAACGCTAACACTCAAAACGGAGAGTTGTCAGAAGGTGCAAGGAAAGCAAATGCACAAATTTTGGATTTATTTATATCTTGGCATGGTAATAAAGGTGGTGGACAAGGTTGTGAAGCTTGGATTGCTAACAATTCAAGAGCTAAGCCTTATGCTGAAAGAATGTGCAAAAACTTTTCTAGTTTAGGGTTTAAAAATAGAGGTGTTAAATATAGTGATAAATATTATGAAATGAGAAATATAAACGCGCCTAATATAATCTTTGAAACTTTATTTTTAGATAGCGAGAAGGATATTTCCGTTTGGTCACCAATCCCATATGAGGTTATGGCTAGATATTTAGCAAATGCTATCGACCCTAATATACCACTAGAAAAGGAACAAGACTATTATAGAGTGTGTGTACAAAGATTTACAAATAAAGAAGATGCAGAAAAAGCGCAACAAAGAATAAGCAATGAGCTAGGTTATTATTGCTTTGCCGAAAAGATATAGAGGTGATCTAAATGTTTAATAGTATAAAAAATAAAGAATATTGGGCTAGGTTCAAAAATCCTGCCCTTTGGATTTCTCTTGTAGGTTTAATCGTTCTTTTATTAAATCAATTTGGATATGTAATAGATGCAGAATGGGCAGATACAACAGTTAAATTAGTTTGCAGCATAGCAGTGCTACTTGGATTAATGAATAATCCCGAAACTGGAGGAATCGACTTACCGAAAGGTGGAAAATAAATGGAATGTAAAGATAACCAATATAGTGAACTTATGCAATTAAGAAAAGAAGTTAGGGAACACGAAAAAAGAATTGCAGAGATGGAAAAGAATCACTCCGTTCAAGAATATCAATATAAAACTATAATGGAAACTTTAACGGAAATGAAAAGAGATATAATTGATTTGAAATCAACACCTAGTAAGCGTTGGGATTTAATAGTTGCTGGTATAATAAGTTCTATAATTGCATTTATAGCAAGTGTAACACTTAACAAATAGGAGGTATTTATGGACAAAGATAAGGAAATTCAATTATTATCAAATGAAACCTTTATGGAAATAATGAAACACCAAAGACAAACGTTAGAAGGTTATAAAAAGATTTGTTTAGCTTGTTTAGCTACAGTGGTTTTAAGTATAACAATAATGTGTGGTAGTACTATTTATTTCTTTGCTAATTATGAAGCTGAGTTGGTAGAGGAAACTACTTATGAACAGAGTTCTGATGGTGAAAGTCAGATAATAAATGGTAATAACTATAATGATAATTCAATCCATAACGATAAAATAAAGGAGTAGGTTAAATGGGAGTTAAACAGAAAAAGACAGTAAAAAGAAAAGTAAGATTTAAGAAAAAGAGGTAATCTTATGAATAGAGAAGATATAAAGAAGGTGCTTAATTGCCCTTCTAAACCTCTTCTAATGTTAGCCTTAGAATTGGTTAACCTTAAAGACAAGGAACGTTTAGCGATTGAATTAGTTGATATAAGGGGTATGACACAAGAGAAAGCTTCTATAAAAATAGATTGCAGTATTAAAAGTGTTACCAATTATAGAAATAAAGCTTATAAGAAATTATCTAAAGCTTGGGAAAATCAAGAATTAATTAAGAAGATTTTAGAGGGATAGAGATATCTCTCTTTTTTTATATAAAACTATTGACAAGATAATTAACTATGTTATAATTAAATCATAAGATGTTTAGGAGGTATTAATATGAAAAGAAGCACTTTAGAAAAGTTAAGAGAAATTAGTAAGAAATATAATGAAAAATCCAATTGCAATACTTACGAAGGTTTCTTTAATGTTGGTATAAGTGAAGGAATTAGTAAAGCTATAATGGTATTAATTGAGAATGAGGAGATTGAAGAAGATGAACATAGAATTTAATGGAAAGTTTTTATATGATAGTGAAACTGGAGAACGTATATGCTCTATCGAAGATTTAAAAGATAGGGAAAAAGCAGTTTTTATAATAAGAGAACTTATAGATGAAAGAAGAAATTTTGAAGATGCTTTAGATACTGCTATAGACAGAATTGAAGAACTTGAAGATGATTTAAGAATGTACGAAGATAACTATTGTGGTACTTTTAATAGTTGGTTGGAGGATTAAACATGAATGACGGTTATTACGCTTTACTTTTAGCAATAATATATGATATAGACGCACATACCGCTTTTTCATTTGTAAAAGGAACTAGAAAAGATTATGAAAATCTTAAAGATAAAAAAATAACAGAAAGAGATTATCAAGTTGAATTTGATTTGGAGGGATATTATGAAAGTTAATCTTAAAAAGCAAAATAGCAGCAACAAAAAGTGCGATTGCTGTAAAAAGAATGTTGGAGAATTGTATAAAAGTAAATTCTTAGGGTATTGGCTTTGTATAGACTGTATAATTAAGGAGGATAAAGAGTATGAATAATTATTTTGAGGTTGGCGCTTTATATGAATGCGAGGGGGTTTCATACACTCTCAATAGAAATAATCAAGCTGATTTTGAATTGTATCACGATTTAGTTGAAGAGGGAGAACAACCATTACAAGCGTTAAAGATAGCAAGTGAAAATCTTTTATATTATATTTGGAATAATGATATTAAAGAAGTTACATTTGAAGGAACTAAAGAAGAAGTTGAAAGAGAAATGAAATTTTTAGGGTTTAGGAAGGTGTTTTAAGATGATAAAAGAATATATAGAAAAAACTAAAAGTGGGAGAATTTGTTTAGGAACTTTGTCTTTGGAAATATTTATCGGAGAGATTTTCGAAGTATGTGATAATGAGGAGCAAATAGAATTTGTTAAAGAGAATTTAATAGATATTATTGAGTGTGTTGCTGATGAAAGATTAGAAGAGTTGGAAGAGGAGTGTTAATATGAATGCTTTTGAAATTATAGAGAATGGAAATTATAAATTAACAGAAAATTTGAATTTTGATTTCAATGTTGGCGATGTTGTTCATGTGGAAATGATTTATAAAGAAATGAATGGATTCCTCGTTGATAGTGGATATCCTGTGATGGTAATCCACGTTAAAAAAAACGAAGGGAAATATAGTTTTAAATGCTTTAGTAAATTTGATGAGCTCCCACTTAAAAGATTAGGTGATGACTTTTATATTAAAAAGGAATATTACTGTTCTTTTAAAATGCAAGATGGAAATATATTTTTATCTAACAACTATAACAAAAATAGATTAAAACTTGGAGATTTAAGTGAATTTAGGGAGGTTGTTTTGGATAAACTTAAAAACGACAATTTTATTCAAACATCGGAAGGTACATTAATAAATACAAAATTAATAAGTTGCGTAGAGTTTTTTGAAAAGGAGTGTTAAATGTGTTAGAGTTCATAACCAAAATTTGGGTAGCTGGTGAAATAAATGATTTCAGAAGAAATAGAAAGAAAAGAAAACAACAAGAAAAAATATTAAAGCAAAATAAAGCACAACAAAGAGTTGCAGAGCTTGGAGTTATAGAGGAAAAGATAAAAGGGAATAATGATTTAGAGGTTAAGTATAAAAGAATAGGCAATTGTTTTTCTATATCGGCTTTTATTATTATATTAAGTTTATTTTTAGCTTTATTTTCCCCGGTTGCCGTTATAATAGGAATTGTAAATATACCCATTGTAAGTTATTATGGAGTGAAATTAAATAAATTAAAAAGAGAAATATTAAACAATTAAGAGTAGAGAAATCTACTCTTTTTTTATTCAAATTACAAATTGTAATATTTTTGTCATTTTTATAACTTTTATAGATGTTATTATAATTACAGGAGGTGAGATAAATGACAGACGAACAATTAGATATGATAATTTCTTATATAGAAGTTAATCATGATATATTAACACCTTTGGATATACTAGAGGGGTTATATGAATTAAGAGAGAATAATAGAAAAGAAGGAGAGTAAAATTTATGTCGGTTAATGAATTATTAGAAGTTGTTTCCCAAGGGCAAAGAATAGCTTTTTACTATGATTGTAGTTATAAGCCTTTAGTTTGGGGAAAAGATATGAGTTATGATGATTTTATACATGGAGTTGTACCTTTTAAAGAGAAAGTATTCTTAGATTCAAAAGTTTTATTTATTTATACCAACGATGATAATACATTATGGGTAGATGTAGAAGTATTTTAAGCGATTGAAACGAATGGGAGTGGATTGATTCTACTCTCATTTTATTTCAAAAAAATAGTTGACAAAACACAAAAATAGCGATATAATTAAAATGTAAATAAGAGGAGGTAATATTATGAAAATTGAAAACGCATATTTTAACATGCTTGATGTATTAGTAGAATATGAAGGGTGGTATTATCAAGTTACATTTAGGAATACTGGAGCGGTATCTAGCATTTATAAACTTTACTCTAAAGAACAAGAGCACACAGAAGATTTTTACGAACCGATATTATTGAATACTAAATCTACTAAAAAAATGTTTGGTGTTATGCCGAGAGAAATATTTATAAAAGGACAAATAAAATTAAAGGAGGAATTATAGAATGAAAGAGTTAATAAAAATAACTACAAATGAACAAGGACAACAATTAGTAAACGCTAGAGAATTACATGAAGGATTAGAGATAAAAACTAAATATCAAGATTGGTTCAAGAGAATGTGTGAATATGGTTTTGAGGAAAATGTTGATTTTACTACTATAGAGGAACTTTCTCAAAAAAGAGAAGGTTCAAGATTAGTAAATAGATTCATAGAAACTCATATAATTACAATAGATATGGCAAAAGAAATTTCAATGATACAAAGAAACGAGATTGGTAAAAGATTTAGATTGTATTTTATAGAGTGCGAAAAGAAATTAAGAGAAATTTCCACACCGCAGTTACCACAAGACTATTTAAGCGCTTTAAAGGCTTTAGTAGCAAGTGAAGAAGAGAAAGCGAAGTTGCTACAAGAAAAAGAAGAGAACGCCCCTAAGGTTTTGTTTGCTGATTCAGTAAGCACAAGTAAAACAACTATTTTAGTAAGAGAAATGGCTAAGATATTAAAGCAAAATGGAGTTGATACAGGAGAAAAGAAGTTTTATAAGTGGTTAAGAGAAAATGGTTATCTAGTTAAAGCTAGTTGTACCGACTATAATATGCCAACTCAAAAATCAATGAGATTAGGATTGTTTGAAATAAAAGAAACTACAATAAATCATTCTAACGGAACAATAAGTATTTCACGAACTCCTAAGGTTACAGGAAAAGGACAACAATATTTTATAAATAAGTTTTTGAATAAATAATAAATTAGCACCCAAAAGGGTGCTTTTTTACGTTTAATTTACCTTGAACTTACCGTTTATTTCTATTTAAGAACTGTTATAACCTAATGTAAAATTAAAGTATAAAGAACAGGAGGTAATAACATGAATCCTTATTATAGTGGATATGGAAATTATGGAATGAATCCTAATTTCAATCCTAATTTTGCGAATAATAGATTAAACGCTTTAGAACAACAATTTAATCAGCAACAACAACCACAACCAATACAACAAGTTCAGCAACCTCAATTCCCTTCTATAAGACCAGTTACATCTATAGAAGAAGTTAGAGGAATAACTCCGAACTTTGATGGGAGCAAATTGTGGTTTGAAGATACAACAAACAAGAAATTATACACTAAATATATAGATATGAACGGTTTGCCACATATAGACACTTATACGCTTTCTATAGAGGAAGAAAAACAAACCGAAGGTTATTGCACTAAAGAAGAATACAACGCCTTAAAAAGCGATTTAGACAATTACAAGAATGTATTAGATAGTTTATTAAACCAATTAGGAGGTAATAAGAATGAATAATAATATGATGCAAATGTTTATGAATATGATGCAAGGCGGGAATCCGCAACAACTAATGAATATGTTTGGTAATAATCCTATGATGGGACAAGCTAAGAAAATGTTAGAAGGCAAAAACCCTCAACAAATTCAAGAAACTATTATGAATATTGCTAAACAAAAAGGAATGAGCGAAGATCAAGTCAGACAAATGGCTCAACAATTTGGTATTAAGTTCTAAGAACTTTAATATAAATATATATATTTAAGGAGGTAGTCAAATATGGCTATGACAGAAGGATTAGGCGTTACGCCAGTATATAATCTAGATAACAGAAATGATGATGGAATGTTCGGCGGTGGCGGAGCATGGATTTTCTTATTTTTCCTTTTAGCATGGGGAGGAAATGGTTTCGGAGGATTTGGAGGTAATGGAGCAGGATTTAACACTATTAACAATGACTTCCTTTATTCTAACCTTTCTAACCAACTAGGAAGATTAAGCGACCAAAACACTTATAATATGAATACTCTTCAACAAGGTTTATGTAGCTTAGGATATAATAACTTAGCACAATTTAAAGATTTGAGTTCAGAAATAGCTAGTTGCTGTTGTAATACGCAAAAAGAACTACTTATCAACAGATATGAGGCTGAAAAGAACACTTGTGCTATAACTAACGCTATCCACGCTGATGGTGAAGCTACAAGAGCCTTATTAACTCAAAATACTATACAAGATTTGAGAGATAGACTTCAAGCAGCGGAACTTGGATTAAGTCAAGCAGCACAAACTGCAAATATAGTAAGTCAAGTAAGACCTTACCCTGTTCAATGTGTTCCATTCACACCGTATGGTTGCGGAGAAAATTATAATCTTTGCTAATTAAGATTCCTCATATAGAGGTTGATTTTATAGAGGGGTATAACATACCTCTCTTTTTATTTTAAATAAAGGAGGACGACTTATGAGTTGTCAATATTGTAATAGAATAATAAAAAGTACAAGTATAGCAGTCACCGGAACTGTACCAAACCAAAGTTTAACCATAACTATTCCAACAACAACATTAACAAATTTGAAAGAATATTGTTTAATAACTTGTCAATCAATTCCTAGCAATGCTGGAACGTTGCCAGTTGTAATTTTGAACGGAACTGCAACTATACCGGTTTTATGTAGAAAAGGTAATATTTTAAGAGCAGACCAAATTAGAAGTAGGAGAAAGTACAAAGTAGTTTATGGAAATGATACTTCTCATTTCTTAGTAGAAAGTCCAGTTTGTCCTACTTCTTATGTGGCTACAGGAGTTTCTGAAAGTGAATAATCAATTAAGAGATTTAGACGCTTTAGCTTTGTTTAGTGGATTCTTAGGTGTATTAAACTACACCGAGAATCTAAAACAAACTTCTAATGATGAACTTATGGAAGAATTAAAGCAAGAAACTAACTTAAAATTAAATACCATTATAGAGCAAAATAATGAAATTATAAGATTGCTAAAGGAGGGTAAATGATGGATTATAACAAAATAATAGAAGTTAACGGAAAGATAATTGACAAAGCTTTACCTAAAATAGAAAAAGCTATGGTAACCGATAAATGGGATTGTGAATGTGTTGAAGCTATGACAATGGCACTTGATAATATAAAAGATGCTTTAAAAATAGAATCTATGCTAGAAAAAGATAAAACCATGGAATATTCATCAGCTAAAATGGTTTACGAGCCATTAGGAGATGATTCTGAGTTTATGGAATGTGTTTCTAAGATAATAAATAAACATGGCTTAGAAGCTGGTACAAAGGCTATAATGACTGTTATAAATGAATTAATGGAAGATATGAAGATACTTCATTCTAAGATGTATAACAACACTATGATGAAATTGAGGGATATAAAACATGATTAAGAGTTATGATTTTAACAATGAAGCTATAAAACTATTAAAAGAAGCTATAAATTTAAGTGCTAGAGGTGAAATGATTCACGATACCCTTAGTAGGTCAGCACACATGAAAGGATTACAAGGGTTTAAAAGATGGCATAAAGTTCAATCTAAAGAGGATAGATGTCATAGAGTAGATTTACAACACTATGTAATTGATATGTTCAGCGAAAACCTTGAACCGTCTTGGGAGGAATTAGAAGGAGTTAAAGAACCTTTATCTATAAAGGAACATTTAGAATTGTATTTAGATTGGGAAATCGAAGTTTATACCACTATAGCCTCTATATCTAATAGATTAGTCGCTAAATTCCCTAAAGAATCTGAAAAAGTCTTAAAACCCCTTTGCGGAGTTTCTAAAGAAATAGAAAAGATACGCAGATGGTTACAAGACTTTGAGTTTACTGGATATGATGCAAGTTATATCAAGTTAGTTGATAAAATGCTTCATGATAAAGTTAAAGAAATTGAAGAAAAAGAGTAATCTTTTTACCTCTTAGAGCATATATATAAAATATAAAGCTTTAGGAGGTATTTTTTATGAAGAATATTGATAAAATCGCTAACGAATTATTACAAACAAAGACTTGCAAGACTACAAAGGAAGCTTATGAGTATGCTAGGTATTTAAAGAATTATACTATGATGCTCTACAAACAACAATATAAATAAACCATTATAAAGGCACTTAATAGGTGTCTTTTTTTTATTACTACATTTACTACATTTTTAAGTTACATTTTTGTAGTTTTACTACATTTACTACACTTAATTATAAACAAAATGTTACCAATCAATTCATGATTAATTAAAATATTTACTACATTTTTAAGCTTACTACATTTTTTACTACATAATTACTACATTTTTAAAACCCTTTGTAAGCTAGTGATACCAACACTTTATATATATTTACTACATTTACTACATTAAATTATAAGACTTTATTATAAATAATAAATTAATATATATATTTTATATAAAAATGTGCTATATAGAAAATGATGTAGTTTTTGTAGTAAATGTAGTAAGTGATTAATTTTTATTTCTTATAATGGTTCAAAGATGTTCCAAGGCGAATAACGAAATAAAATATTTTCACATTATCACCCCATAATTATTTTTTTAATAAAAGTGTTGACAAGATAATTAAGTATGCTATAATTATACTTGTAGAGAACATCAAGGAGGTATTATGATGGTTATTAAGAAAAGTGAAATTAGGAAAGCTCTTCAAGATTGGAGAAGAATGGAAGAAAGGACTTGCAAAACCAACATGGCGACTTATAAAAGTCCGGAGTTAACAACTAGATTTATTAAAAGAATCGCTTTTATGATTGGTTGTCCTAAAGGAACAGAAGTGGTTAAGGTTTTAAGACCTTATATAAAACAGTTCAAAGAGGAGGGAGTTATTTAATGAAACTTTATGAATTATCACAAAACTTTAGAAACTTACAACAAGTTTTAGAAAATGCGGGAGAAGATGAAAATTTAAAAGAGTTAGTTATAAACTCTATGAAAGGATTAGAGTGCGATTTATCTACAAAGGTAGAAAATATCGTGAGATTAATTAAAAACCTACAAGCAGAAGCGGAAGCGTTAAAAGCGGAAGAAAAAAGATTAGCAAGAGAACGAAAGATAAGAGAGAATAAGATTGAAAACTTACAAGGCTATCTATTTGACACTATAAACGGATTAGAGAAGAGAGAAGTTAAAGGAGGAATATTTACTGTAAGTATAAAGAAAAACCCTCCTAAGACGGTTGTGGAGGATTTAAATGCCATACCAAAGCAATTTATTATAAATACTCCTAGTATAGATAAGAAAATGCTTAAAGAAGCTTTAAAGAATGGTGAAATTATAGAAGGAGCTAAATTAGTACAAGAGGAAAGTTTAAAAATAAGATAATTGACAAGGTAATTAAGTTAGTGTATAATTAAATTGTCAGTTAAAAGGAGGTATTTTTATGAATAGAAGTGAAACAATAGTTAAATTAGCAGTTGCTTTAGCGAAGTTCAATGCCGAAGTAACAAGTATATCAAAAGATGCTAAAAATCCATTTTTTAAGAGCGATTATGTAACACTTGATAAGCTTATATTAGCGACTAGAGATATATTACAGAAAAACGGTTTGTCAGTCTTACAAATGCCATTGAGTAAGGAAACTGGAGAAATAGGAATACAAACTATTTTACTGCATGAGAGCGGGGAATATATAGAGAGTGAACCGTTATTCATGAAACCAGTTAAAAACGACCCACAACAAGCAGGTAGCTTAATAACTTATCTTAGAAGATATTCATATCAAGCTATTTTAAATCTTAATACAGGCGAAGATGATGATGCGAATTTAACTACTCATGGAAGTTCTAAACCAAAGGAAGGTCTATCAGATAAGCAATTAAGCAGATTGTTCGCTATAGGAAAGTCTAAAGGGATAAATCAAGCAACTATAACAGCACAATGCGTTAAAGAGTTTGGAGTATCTGATATAAGTCAAATGACTAAAGAACAGTACGATAATATTTGTAGTAGATTGGAGAAAGTTCAAAAATAATGAGATATAGATTTACTGAAACAGAAATAAAAAAAGCATTAAAAGACTTAACTATAATAGTTGATACAAGAGAAAAAGCCAACGACCACGTATTAGCGTGGTTTAAGGCTAAGAAAAAAACTTTTAAGGTTCAGAAATTAGAACAAGGAGATTATAGTTGTTTTCTCCCTAAAGGTGTTCTGAAAGGCATAGAAAGAGATTTGTACTTTGATAAGCTTATAGTAGTAGAAAGAAAGGCATCTATAGATGAAATAGCAAGTAATTTCAGTACTTCTGATTATCCAAGAATAAGTAAAGAATTTGCTATTTTAAAAGCTAATAATACTAAGGTTAGATTGTTTATAGAGGATAAATTATTTCATAAGCATTTAAGAGAAGGGAAGTATAGAAGTAGGTATGAGCCTAAAACATTACACGCTAGGATAAAAGGCTTTGAAGCTGAATACAACACTACTATAGAAGCAATACCAAGTGAATATATGGGGAGCGAGATATACAACACTTTATATTATGAAGTTAGAAATTATCTTTTAAGAAATTTTAATGTGGAGGTTGAATTGAATGAGTGATAGTAAAGCAAGTTTAATTACAAGTGTAGGAATAGCTTTAATGGGATTAATAGCCTATCCAAATAGCAGCATCTTAGCAAAACCTATTTTAATAGGTGTTACAGTTGGAGGGGTTGCTACTGCGATTATAATTAAAGAGTTAAAGGAGAGTAAGAGATAATGAAAGTTAGTTTAATAGATATAACAAACAATCCAATAGAAAAGATATATAAGGCTTATAGAATATGCTACAGTAAGGATTCTTGGGATAATATAAAAATTAAGAGTGAGAAGGAAATGTGCGATTTTATAGTTCCTCTTATGATGGAACAACACACTAGCCCGCTAGAACACGTTAGTTTTAGCTTTGCTATAGAAGGGATTTCAAGGGCGTGTTTAGCACAGTTGACTAGGCATAGAACATTTAAGTTTAATGTGCAATCTCAAAGATATATTAGTGGAGAGTTTTTTGAATTTGTAAAGCCTAAACTTGGATATTCAACACTAAAAGAAAATGAACAAAAAGCTTATGAGTTAATAGATAAACACTTTAATAAATGCGCTGAATTATATGAAGAATTAAGAGTTTTAGGGATAAAAAAAGAAGACGCTAGAGCGATTCTACCGCAGGCAACAACTTGTAATTTAATAGTTACAATGGATTTAAATAACTTTAGAAACTTTTTAAGACAAAGAAAGTGTATTCATGCACAGAAAGAAATTAGAGAATTGGCATTGACTATGATAGATTTATTAAAACCTCATATTCCATTTGTAGATCATAAAGTTTTATTATGCGAACAAGGTTTATGCAGCAAATGTCTTGACAAAATAAATCAATAACTATATAATTAAATTGTAAACAAATTTAAGTTGGTTAAGCGAGTTTATGGTGTTATAAATTAAAATTTCGCCTATATCTTGTACGTCTCACTTTTCCAACTAAGGAGGTAATAGAATGGAAAAGAAAACTATATATTTGAAAGTTGATATAATTGGAGGAGAAGAAGATTTATTAGAAAATCCAATGAGATATTTGAGTGTTGATTTTGATGCGGATTACGATTATATAGATTACGGAATAGCGATAGAAAGAGGGGAAGAATAATGAATCAAGTTAACTTATTAGGTCGTTTGAGTAAAGATGTAGATTATAGAACAGGTAATACTGATATTGCTAGATTTACGTTAGCAGTAAATAGAAAATTCAAAAGAGATGAAGTTGATTTTATAAATTGTATAGCGTTCGGTAAAACTGCTGATATAATAAATCAATATTTCTCTAAAGGTTCTCAAATTGCTATAAGTGGGAACATAAGAACAGGAAGTTATGAAGCTCAAGACGGTACTAGGAGATATACAACAGATATAGTTGTTGAAAATTTTGACTTTATAAGCAGTAACAATAAACAAGAGAATAAAGCAAATGAGTTTGAAGAAGAAATGAATAGGGTTGAAGATGGATATGTTCCATTTTAGGAGGTGTTTAAGTGTATAATGATAAAGAAGTGATTATTCCTATAAGCAATTTTGAATTAGGACAATTAGATGCTAGTTTAGTTAAACCTAATTGTTTTAATTTTTGTTTAGAGGAAGAATGGTTGCTAAGAATAGATAAAGATAGCATAACTTTCAATGAAGATTTCAAAAATAAACTTTCAGCTGATGAATATGCTATGAAGTTTATTGAGTGTTTAGAGAGAATGGGAATGATTAAAAATGAAAACTTGTACTAATTGCAATAAAACATTCGAAGATATAGAAACTAATTTCTATCACCACCCACAAGGGAAAGATGGTTATAGATCTATGTGTAAAGAATGTTTAAAGGAAAAAGCTAGAGAAAAATCAAGAAAGACTATGAAAGATGTTTTTATAGATAGAGAAAAGATAAAAGCTAAACGTAAAGAGTTAGGTTTAACTATTGAAGAAGCCACTAAACTTATAGGAATACCTTATCATACTTATTTAGGTGTAGAGATAAGAGATAAAAGAGTTAGGAGAAATACTTGGGAAAAAATAAATAAAGTTTATAGACTAGAGTAAAATCTAGTCTTTTTAATAAAATTGTTGACAAGATAATTAAGTGATTATATAATTAACTTGTAAATTTGTTTTGGAGGTTGATAAAATGAGAATTTGGCATAAAGAATTGATTGAGGTACTACCTAAACAACAGTTGGTAGCACAATGGAGAGAAATATTGGCTATAAAGGGAGCGATAGAAAAGAAAGGAACTCCAAACCATGTATTGGTTAATAAGGTTATGGATTATGATTTTCTTCACTTATTTAAATTTGCTTGCGAAGTGTGTGAGGAATTCAAGAAAAGAGGTTACAAGTATTCTGTGGTTAAATTTAATGACTTGTATGAGTTTTGCAGAGAAAGAAGTTATAAATTCATTTTTCCTAATAAAATAGAATACGCAAAAACTATAATTGAAGAAAATAATCTTTATAACGGTTGGCATAACGACATATATCTAAGACAATGCCTTTATAACTTGGAAGAGAAGTATATCTGCGGTGGTATATCTCAAGAGGAATGGGACAAGATATACAACAAGTTTAAAGATAGATTTGAGTTAGTGGAGGTTAGATAAAATGATTAAAATTAAAGTAAGTCAGAAAGGTTATAAGACGAAGCCGGAAAAATATGAAATGGGCTTAATAACGAACAGTATAAAGCAAAGCAAAAATATTTTAGTTGATTATAGAGATATAGTGGAATATTTAAAAAGAGGTCATTCGGTTTTATTGGCGGAGTTCAAAGAAGGGACAAGCAATACTATAGATGTGTCTGATATAGAATGTCTGGAGTGTATAGCTTTAGATATAGATAGTAAAGAAAATAAAATTACATTATTTGAAATGGTTGCATTAATAAATAAAAAGTTAGGGATTTATCCTATAATAGAACATCAGACTTTTAGCGATACTGATTATACTAAATTTAGATTAATATATAGATTGGAAAGTCCTATAGATACAGAAACTTATAACTTGCTTTACAAAGCTTTGCAATGGAAGTTTAACAAGTATTTAGACCAAGCTACAAGTAATGCTAATCGTATATGGGGTGGCACTAACAAAGAAGTAACTTATAGAGAAAATGATGTCCCTATAAGTTGCGCATTAATGGTAAAACTTATAAATGCTTATCAATCTAAACTGAAAAGGGATAACAAAGCTAAGCAAAAAGTCATTGAAAAAGGATATACCAAGTATGACGGTGAAGATTATATTAAGCCACAGTATAAAGAAGAATGTTTAAACAGACTAATATCATCTATAAGCTTAAAAGACTTTATACAGAAGCATCTAGGTGGAGAATTTAAGTATATGAATGGTAATTATATAGGTAGATGTGTGTTGCATGGTGGAGATAATAAAGGGGCTTTAGTTATAAATGATGAAAAAGGTATTTACACTTGCTTTACACATTGTGGAACTGGTAATTTAATATCAGTTGCTAAAAAGGTTTATGGAGTTACTAATTTTTCTAAAGTGGCGTTTATATTAGCGCAAGAATATAATTTAAGTATTCCAGAAGAGTGGATTAGGAGGGTTTAAGATGGTATTAGCATTCAATAAAGATGTATTTGGATTACCTATAGCGATAGCGGATTCGCAAAGAGCTTTAGGTAGATTGATGAATATAAATCATAATATGATATCAAGGCAAATAAAGAGTAACAAAAGAAATAAAAGAAGTGATTTGAAATTTATAGAATTTAAAGAGGAAAAACAGAAAAGACCTAGAACACAAAAAGAAGTTTGTTACGCAGTATATGATTGCAATGTAAGGGGTGAGCCTATTATACAACTTTTTGATACTATAAAAGAAACATCAGCATTTTTAGGTTGTTGGGATAGTTCAACAAAGAATTTAATTGATAAAGATGTTAAAAATAGGCAGGGATATAAGGTTGCAAAAATAATTTTAGAAGTTGAATAAATAACTATTGACAAGATGATTAAGTATGTTATAATTAAATTGTAAATAAGTTTTGGAGGTTAAAAGATGAATAGAGAATCAAAACTAATTCAAATTGCCAACTATTATGGCAAAGAACCACAGTTAAGACAAACGCAAGAAGAGTTGGCGGAGTTAATGCTTGCAATTTCTAAGTGTGTTAGAAATGACTTACATTTCCAAGAGAATTTTGTTGAAGAGATTGCAGATGTGGAAATAATGCTAGAGCAGCTAAAACTGTTTATGACGGATTCAGAATTAAATCATTTAGAGTTTATAAAAGAGGCTAAGATAGTAAGGCAACTCGAAAGAATTGAAAGAGAAAAAGCGAGAAAAATAAGTCAATATGAGATAGAAAAGTTTTGGGAGGAGAAATAAATGTCAATTAGAAAAGTAAGCATCAATTATTTAGTAGGAGAAAACGGATTTTATTTCCAAGATGGAGATTTTGTAATCTTAAATACTGGAATGTCAGAGATAAAAGGAAGGATCCTAGAGATTCACGATTATAGAGTTAAGATGGAAGATAAACAAGGGGAAATAATAGTCCCTATAGACAGAATTGAAAGTATTAAGTTGTGGGAGGGTAAGTAATGGATTTAGCAAATGCGATTAAGCAACAATATGCTATAAATGAGAGAAAAGGACATAAAGAAACATTGCTAAAAGGTAAGAAAGAATTATTAAAAGAGAAAGATGTTAAGAGGTGGTAAGATGTTAAAAGTTGGAGGTAAGGTTAGAGTAATTAAAGGTTTAAAAAGATTTAGAAATTCGAAAGTAGGGATTAACGAAGATATGTTGCAGTTTGAAGAAGAAATAGTAACTATAATTGGAGTAGAAGAATGGGGTGATATATTAATATATAGTATAAAAGAAGATGAAGAAGAATATTATTGGGTGGAAGAAATGTTCGAGAAAATAGAAGAAAAGGAGAGTAACAATATGAAAGAATTAACATTTAGAGAGGTAATTGCCAATATTAAAGAAGGAGAAGTTTGGGAAAATGATACTGAAAGAATAATAGGTTTAGGTTTTGGAAGAATTAAGATAGAGTGGTTAAAAGGTGATAGAGATGTTATAAATCTAAATTTTGGTTACACAATCAAAAGACCACAATACACATTCCAAGAAGCGTTTAAAGCTTTTGAGGAAGGGAAAGAGATAGAGAGTTGTGAGAGTGGTTTTAAATACGAAATTTATGAAGATGCAACAAAAATAAAAAGAAAAGATTATAAAACAATATATGAACATAAGGCGGTTAAAATATTTTCAACAGAAGAAATTAAAGGTAAATGGTATATAAACGACTAACAATTTACACCTCGAAAGAGGTGTATTTTTATTGTGTAAATATGGTATAATGTAGATAGAAAGCGAGGTGTAGAGGTATGAGAAGACCAACGGGAAAACCTAGAATCTTCAAAACAGAAGAAGAATTTTATAATGCTATAATAGATTATTTTGAATATTGTGAGGAAACGGAGAGGTTTCCGAATATAGCTGGAGCAGTAGTTCATATGGGAATAGGTAGAACAACTTTTTATGAATACGAAGCAAAATATCCGAACACTTTTAAATTATTTCAAGATATTTTAGAAGATAATGTGCTTCAATCTAGAGATACAACAACAAAAATTTTCTATCTTAAAAATAAATTTGGTTATAGAGATAGAATTGAAACAGAAAACACTAATATAAACAACAACACTAATAAAAACATTGATTTTAGTCATTTATCTAAAGAGGATATAAAGGAGTTGTTAAGAAATGAATCTTAGACAACAACTTCAATGCGAATTAGCAAGGCGTGAATTTTGGGAGTATTGTAAACTGTTATATCCTAGCTTTTATAAAGAAGAAAGAAGATATTTAATAGAACTTTGTAATGCTCTCGAAGACTTTTATTATAATGATGATGAATATATGATAATTAATGCACCACCAAGACACGGAAAGTCGTTTACTGCGGGTAATTTTGTAGAATGGGTATTAGGACAAGATGCTACATTTAAGATTATGACAGGATCATACAACGAAGATTTATCTAAGACTTTCAGCAAAAAAGTTAGAACTACTATAGAAACTGAAAAGATAGGGGAAACCTTTGTATATAGTGATATTTTCCCTAATACCAAAATTAAATATGGTAGTGCAGAAGCTAAGAAATGGCAAACCGATGCGAGTTCACAGATAAATTACTTAGCAACATCACCGACAGGAACTGCAACTGGATTTGGTGCTGATATGGAGGTTATAGACGACCTTATAAAGTCAGATGAAGAAGCAAACAACGAAACAGTTTTAGAAAAGCACTGGGATTGGTTTGTTAACACAATGCTATCAAGAAGAGAAGGCAAAAAGAAAGTTCTTATCATAATGACTAGATGGAGAACTAAGGACTTAGCGGGACGTATAATTGATATGTTAGAAGAGGAAGGTGCGAAATATACTCATATAAACTTCAAGGCTAAGAATGGCGATAAGATGCTATGCGAAGATATATTTAGTTTGAAAGACTATAACAAAGCTATGAAAATAATGAGTGAAGATACTTTTAAAGCTAACTATCAACAAGAGCCTATGGATTTAAAAGGTGCTTTATATCAATACTTTTTAGAATATGATGAAGTTCCTAAGGATATAAGAGCAATAGAGAATTACACAGATACCGCTGACGAGGGTGCTGATAGCCTTTGTAGTATAAATTACGCAGTAGGACAAGACGGAAACGCTTATATACTAGATGTGTTGTTTACTAAAGAATCAATGGAAACTACAGAAAAGAAATGTGCTGAAATGATCACTAAGGATAATGTTAATTTTGCTAGAATAGAAAGTAATAATGGTGGTCGTGGATTTAGTAGAAACGTTGAGAGAATTGCTAAAACAGAGTATAATAATAGTATAACTATTTTTAAACCATTCCACCAAAGTGCTAATAAGGTTGCAAGGATATTAACAGGTAGTACAGGTGTAATGAGAAATGTTTATTTCCCTAAAGGTTGGAAACTTATGTGGCGAGAGTTTTACGAAGAGTTACAAGGGTATCAAAGAGAAGGGAAGAATAAGCATGATGATGCACCAGATACGGTAACAGGAGTATATGAAACTTTAGAAAAAAGATATAAAAAGAAACGTAGCTTTAGTGCAAATAAGATTTTTTAGGAGGTATTGAGATGAAATTTGTAGATATGGTAAACCACCCACAACACTACAACAAAGGAAAATATGAAGTTATAGACGTTATAGAGGGCTGGGGGCTTGGTTTTTCTTTAGGCAACGCTATAAAGTATATTGCTAGGTGTGAACACAAAGGTAATAAAAAGCAAGATTTAGAGAAGGCTATATTTTATTTAAAAAGAGAACTAGAAAAGGAGGAATAAAATGAAAACATTCCAAGACTTTCAAGCTAGTGGGGATAAAGCTTCTTTTATCCTCCAAGCTATACAGGAATTTAAAGGAACGAGTAAATATAATAATGCTATAGAAGCACAAGCGTATTATAGAGAAGATAACACAAAGATTAAGAACCGTCTTAAATGGCTTTATGATAGTTTAGGAAGGCAAGTAGTAGATAAGTTTAAGGCTAATAATAAAATTGCTAATACGCTATTTCCTAAGATAATTAAGCAAGAGGTTAGTTATCTATTAGCAAACGGACTTATGACAGAAGAAAAAGTCAAAGAAGGTTTAGGGAAGAAATTCGATATTAAACTTAAAAGATGTGGAACTGCTGCACTTGTTGACGGTGTGGGTTGGGGCTATTGTTTTATTAACTCCAAAGGACAGTTTGATATCGATATATGGAGAGGAACTGAATTTATACCACTAGAAGATGAAAGAACAGGTCAAGTTAGAGCAGGGGTAAGATTTTGGCAAATAGATACAGATAAACCTATGTGGATAGAACTGTATGAAGAGGATGGAAAGACAGAGTATAAGTGTGATAAAAATAAAATAGAGATAACAGAACCTAAGAAGAATTACATTATCAAGACCGTTAAAGATGCTATAGAGGAGAGAGAAATCGGACAAGAAGGATTCAGTAGACTTCCAATATTCCCTTTATATGCAAATGATATAAGAACATCAAGATTTACATTTGCTTTGAAACAGAAAATCGACTTATACGATATCGTTTATTCTGATTTTTCTAATAACTTTGAGGATAATGAAGATATTTACTGGGCTTTAAAAAACTATAATGGAGAAGCGGGAGATTTTTTAAGTGATTTAAAACAGTATAAAATGATAAACGTTGACGAAGATGGTGACGCAACTCCTCACACTTTAGAAGTTCCATACCAAGCTAGAGAAACCATTCTAAATATGTTAAATAAATCGATATACTCTGACGCTATGGGACTTGATACTTCTATATTAGCAGGTGGTAGTTTAACTAACGTTGCTATAAAAGCTAATATGATGGACTTAGATTTAAAGACCGACGAATTTGAAACTGGTTGCTTAGATTTTTGTGACAATATAATCCAATTATATTTAGAATACATCAAAAAACCTAATGAGAAATATTCTATTAATTTCGTTAGAAATAGGTTAGTAGATGAAACAGAAGTAATTAATAATATAATTAATTCTGTTAGTGCTTCTATAATGAGTTTAGATACTGCTTTAAGAAGTCACCCTATGATAGATGATGTTAAGTTAGAAAAGCAACTAATAGATGAAGAAGTTGCTGATAAATTTAAATTGAAAGAACCCGAAGGAGGTTTTAATTAATTTATAATTGTGATATAATTAATACAGGAGGTGATTTCATGAAATATAGAAAAAAACCAGTTGTAGTAGAAGCGGTAAAATTTACTCGAGATTGTTTTGAAGAAATTAAAGAATTTACAAATGGAAAAGCTTACAATTTCAGAACAGAAAAAACTATAAACGGAAAATCTTATTGTGATATAAAGACTTTAGAAGGAGTTATAACCGCAACGGAAGGTGATTATATTATAAAAGGTATTAAAGGTGAATTTTATCCTTGCAAACCCGATATATTCGAAAAGACTTATGAAGAGGTAGTGTAATGCTATCTCTTTTTTAGTATAATTAAAGAGAGGTGATATTATGGATAAAGCACATAAAGAAACTGATAAAATCCTTGCTAAGCTAGAAAAGAACATTGAGGAATTATATTCTGATGCTTTAAGAGAATTAAAAAGTAAATTAAATACTCTTATAAGCCGAATAGGCACCACCAAAGAACCACAACAGATATATAATCAATTACAACAGAAAAAGCGTTTAGAAGCCATTATAAGAGAGATGTCGCTAGTTGTTAATAATGCTAATAAGGTTGCTATGGACATTATGAACGATGATATGATAGATATTTACTCTTTAAACTATAATTGGAGTGCTTATGAAGTAGAAAAGGCAGTTGCTAAAGATATAGGGTATACACTTTATAATAGAAACGCTATCAAGTTATTATTAAAAGAAGAGATAAACCCGTTTACCTTGATGGCTATTGATGATTTAACAGATAAGACTACTTTGTATAAGGAATTAAAGAAAGCTCTTGCTAGTGGACTTCTACAAGGTGAGAGTATGCAGAAGATAGCTTCAAGAATTAAAAAAATAACTGAAAAGAACTATAATGATTCTCTTAGAATTGCTAGAACTGAAACGACCAGAATAGAAAATGTAGGTAGATTAGACAGTTATAAGTTCGCAGAAAAGAAAGGATTGAAGATTCAAAAATCTTGGTTAGCTACAATGGATAAAAGAACTAGGGAATCACATCAGAGAGTTAATGGTGAAATAGTTGACTTGGATAAGCCTTTTAGTAATGGTTTGATGTACCCGGGCGACCCAAACGGTGGAGCGAGAGAAGTAATCCGTTGTAGATGCACTATGACTACTGAATTTGTAGGTTTTGAAAAAGGAGAAAAAGAAAAAGAACTTGATGAAAAACTTAGGAAAATGAGTTTTGAAGAGTGGCAAGAAAGGAAAGAAAAAAATAAAATTAAAGAATCTAAAATAACAAAAGAGGAAAATAAAAAACGAACAACAACTAAAGAAAAAGCAAAAAAAGTAACCAAGAAGGAAGTTAAGAATAAAATTAAATTTTACCAAGATAAAGAATTAAAAGTTATGACAGAAAAGCAACTAAACAAGGTAGCTTTAGATTTAGCGAAACAATACTATCCAGTCAGCGGAATTCAATTTGGCAACAGGAAAGTAGATGATGTAATAAGGGAATTGTCAAAGACAAAAAGAAGCAAAACAAGCTTGATAAAAGACATAAAAAGTATGCAAAGAAAATTAAAGGAATTAAAGCAATGAAAATAAAGTTTGAAAACAACGCCAATGTATTCAAAAAAGAAATGGATAGCAAGGTTATAAAGTGCTTAAATGCAGTTGGATTGAAAGCGGTTAGTATATGGCAAAAAGTTATCACCGCTAAGAAAGTCGTTGATACTGGAAGATTTAGGAATAGTGCTAATTATGCAGTTAAAACCCAAGAAAAGAAGGTTGTCATAGGTTCTAATGTGGAATATGCTCCGTATAGTTTTTAATGCGGCTTTATATGGTAACATATATCGAATAAAAGGGCAAAATCGGAAAAGGCTAAGTTGTTAATTGACAAATACCCCTCGAATGTGGTACAACAAAAGAGAGGTGATAACATGAATAAAAATATTAAAAATTTAATTGGCATGAAATTTGGAAGATTAACAGTTCTAGGTTTAAGTGATAAGAAGAGCAGAAAAACTTATTGGGATTGTATATGTGATTGTGGAAATTTTAAAACAGCTAGAAGTGATTCTTTGCAAGATGGTTCAATTAAAAGTTGTGGTTGCTTAAAAAAAGAACAAGATAAATTAAATTTAAATCAAACTACTCATAACTTATCTAAAACAAGAATATATAAAACTTGGCAAGGTATGAAAAAACGTATTTTTAATCCGAACGATACAAGGTTTGCGAATTATGGAGGAAGAGGAATAAAAATATGTGATGAATGGCTTGATTTTGAAAAGTTTTATATGTGGTCTATTTCTAACGGTTATTCTAAAAACTTGACTATAGATAGAATAGACAATAACGGAAATTATGAACCTAATAATTGCCGATGGGTAGATATGAAAACACAATCTAGAAACAGAAGTAGTAATATATTAATAACAATAGGCAACACCACAAAATGTTTAATTGAGTGGTGCGAATTATTCAACTTAAAATATACTATGGTTCATGCTAGATATAAAAATAACGAAAATATAACTCTAGATGAATTATTCAAACAATAAGCTAATACCGAGGTAAAGCACATTTTAAAAGATGTGGCTCACCGTAGAGCGTAGGTGTTGAAACTTTTTAAAAGAATATAATACGCCCAAGAGTGTCCTTATTCCTTCTAGGAATGTGATGTACGCCGACCTTATAGGAAACTATAAGAAATAGAGGATAAAAAGCCTTTATGTTAACAAAGTGATTTAGAAAACGGAACGAGCAGACAACCCGCAAGACCAACACTCAAACCCGCTATAATGGATTATAAGGAAGATTACAAAAAGTTAATCGAACAAACGTTAAAAGATTGACAACGATAGTTAAGTTTGCTATAATATAGTTGGACATGAAATTCTCCTTTGATAAAATATACTCACCCCTAAGACGAGAGGAAAAATTCCTCTCTTTTTTTTTATTTTATTATTGACAATATAATTAAGTGTGTTATAATTTAGATATAGTAAATATTTGGAGGTATTAATTATGAAATGGAATTATAAAAAGTTTTTAAGAAATATGTTTTTTACAGTTGTAGCACCAATATTAGTCGTTGCTATAGCTTTTATAGGAGCTTTAATAGCTGATTGGTTTTATAATTTACCTAATTGGTTTGGATTTTAGGAAGGGGAGCAATCCTCTTCTTTTTTTTGTTTTAATCGCATAAAAAAAGAGAAGGTCAACCCTCCTCTAATAAACAAATATAATATTTCCTTCTATGCTGAATCTCATTCTTTTCTTTTGTAGCTCCTTACATATTTTAATTCTCTCCTTAAATCCATTATAAGGAATAGCTTCACATATAAATCTACCCATGATAATACCTCCTAAGAATATTTATAAGTTAATTATACACTTACTTAATTATTTTGTCAATAAATAAAAAAATACTTTACAAGTGTGTACTCACTATGTTATTATTGTCTTGCGAGGTGATAATATGAAAAATCGTAAGAGAAGTAAACAAGTTAAATTCTATCTTACTGAAAAAGAGAAAAAAGCGTTTGATAATTGGAGAGGTGAAAAACCTATTCATATCGCTATAATGGAAATAGTTAATGGTAAATAAGGAGGATATTAAAATGCAAAACACTAAAAAAGTTTTTTCAATTAATGATGTTAAAAATAAAAAGAGTAACGTTTCTCTTATACAATTTCCGGAGGTTAAATATTTAAAAGATGGTGGAACAGTTCCGATAAAAACAATGGCAAATTTAGAATATTTGTTAAATCATTATGGAATAAATCCAGTTATGAATAAGATAACTCATGAATTAACTTTACAAATGGAAGGTAGAAAATTTAAAAAAAGAGGTGAAATGCTGACATTTGTATATGATTTACAAGTAAAAGAAGGTTTAAATCTTAATAGGGCGGTATGCGACGAATATTTAATTGATATAGCTAATAGAAAAGAAATAAATCCCTTTGTAGATATGTTGAAGAAGTACAGAAATGATAATCACGATATAGTGCTTGATGTGTTTGAAAAGTGTTTAACACTTCAAGATGATGCTTTAGAAGATGCGGAGTATTATTTCACTTTGTTCTATAAATGGCTTCTAAATGTTGTTAAAATGGCTCACAATGAGCTAGAAAACCGTTATAGTTCTAACGGAGTATTAACACTCCAAGGGGAACAAGGGTGCCGTAAATCAACGTTTGCACGTAAATTAATGCCACTTAATGACTTGTTCAAAGATGGAGTATCTTTAGACCCTGATAAAACTGATAGCGTGATCCAAAATACTAAATATATTCTTGTTGAGTTAGCAGAATTAGATACAACTTTAAAAGCTGACCAAGGTAAAATTAAGCAGTTTTTAACTAATACAACTGATGAATATAGAGTTCCGTTTGGTCGTGTCGCTGAAATATATCCAAGGCTAACAAGTTATATTGCTAATGTTAATAAAAAAGATTTCTTAAAAGATGAAACAGGTTCAAGAAGGTTTTGGGTAATTCCTGTTAAATCTTGTAATATAGAAGAGTTTGACAATTTCAATATGTTTGAGTTTTGGGGCGCAGTATATGATATGTGGTTGACTAATTATAGTATTGATTGGTTGACCAAAGAGGAAGAAGCGAAACAAAAAATAATTAATAGACAATTCAATGCTCAAACAGATATATCAATCATATTAGATGACAAAGTAGACTGGGAAAGTAACGACTTGAGAGTGTACAAGCTTACAGAAATAGCTGAAAAGCTCAATATAAAAGAAAAGAAAGCACTTGCTAATGAGCTTATGAGGAGAGGAATACCTAACCAACCATATAAAGTTGATGGTAAATCAATCCGTGGTTACAAAATACCATTTATAAGAGATTACTGGGAATAAATTAAGGCAGTATTTTTACTGTCTTTTTTTATTTTCAATTACTACATTTTCGGATTCAGTTACTACATTTTTATGTAGTAATACTACATTTTTACTACATTTTGCGGTTACATTTTTGTAGTTTACTACATTTTTAACAATAAAACTTATTGATAAACTGTTAAAATTCATTCATATATTATTAACCGTTTTACTACATTTTTAGGCTTACTACATTTTTTACTACACTTTTACTACATTTTTGTAACCCCTTCAAACCGTTGGTATCACTAGCTTTATATATATTTACTACATTTACTACATTTATTTTCAAGAGTTTATTTATAATAATAAATTATATATATATTTTTTTATAAATATTTGCTATATAGAAATTAGTGTAGTTTTTGTAGTAAATGTAGTAACTTAGATTTTTATTTTGTTACAAGGGCAGAGTGAAGGAGGTTTCCTCCTCACGAAAATTCTTGACACGTAAAGCTATTTTTGCTATAATGTAAGTATAAAAGTACCTCCAAACGATAAAGTGTTTTGCAAAAAGGGCACCCTTTCACGGTGTTCTTTTTTTATGCACTTTACAAATTTATAACGTATTTGATATAATTAAATTATCCTAAGAGCTTACAACTCTATAAAAACGTAAAGGAGGTAAAATATGAATAAATACATTTTATATGACTTTGATGGTTTTATTTTGCATACATTTGAAGGGAATTATATGACTTATGATCCTGAAAGTAATTTTTTTGTAATTAGTACAATGGATTCACAAGGAAGTCATAAAAATATTAATTGGATAAACAAAGAAAATGTAGAAAGAATAGAAATCAAGGAGGTTGAATAATGGATTTAAAAGCAATATTAAAAAGATGTGGATTAGAAGGTGAGTTAGTGGACACTATAGCAGACACTATAAAAGCAGAAATCCCTAAGGAGTTCGTTTCTAAGCAACAATACAATAAGAAAGTTGGTGCTATAGATGAACTTAACAATACTATTGCAGATTTAGAAGCTAAGATTGAGAACTCAAATACTGACGAGTATAAGAGTAAATATGAAGCTTTACAGAGTGAATTTGACACATATAAAAATAACATAGAAGCTGAAAAAAGTAATGAACAGAAGAGAGGTTTATTAACCGAACAACTAAAAAAAGAAGGATTCAACGAAAAAATACTAAAGTTGTTAACTAAAGAAATAGATTTAGAAACTTTAGAGATTGAAAATGATGCTATAAAAGATTGGGATAATATAGTTAATCCATTAAAGGAAAATTATTCTGATTTTATAAAGCAAGAGAGTGTTAGTGGTTTAGGTTCAGTACAACCACCAACAAACACACAAACAGAAAATAATGACAATCCTCTAGCAAATGCTTTAGGAAAATATTTATAATAGGAGGTAAGGCGAATGGCACTTACATTAGAACAAAGTAAAGTCGGTATGGCTAATAAGGTCGACCAAACTGTAATTGATATGTTTAGAAGAGAATCAACGTTGTTAGATAAAATGGTGTTTGATAATGCGGTTTCACCGGGTACTGGTGGTTCTACATTAACATATGGTTATCAACAATTAAAAACTCCTTCAACTGCAAAATTCAGAAAGATAGGAGAAAACTATACTGCAAATGAAGCAATAAGAGAAGCAAAGACTGCTGATTGTAAAATATTCGGTGGTAGCTTCGGTGTTGATAGAGTTATCGCTCAAACTAGCGGAGCTATCGATGAAGTTGCTTTTCAAATGCAACAAAAAATTAAAGGAGCTGTTAATTTATTTAACTACGCTTTAATAAAAGGGGATAAGAGTGAAACGGCAAGTGGAAGCCACCCCGAATTTGATGGGTTAGATAAACTTCTAGCGGGTGCAGAAACAGAATACACACCGGAAGCGGCTATCGATTTATCTACTTCTGCAAAAATGACAGAAAATGCCGAGTTGTTTGCTGATACATTAGATGAATGGTTATCTTTATTTGAAGAAAAACCGGATTTCTTAATAATGAATAGTAAAATGGCTACTAAAATGAAGTCAATTGCGAGGAAGTTAGGCTACTATTCAAGAACAGAAGATGCTTTTGGGAGAGGTGTAGATAATTACGATGGAATACCTTTTTATGTTGTAGGAACTTATTATGACGGTTCACAAACTAAAGAAATAATAGATATAGACGATTCTTCTAAAGAGACTTCTATCTATGGAGTTAAAATAGATTTAGGAGGATTCCACGGAATTTCACCAGCTGGGGATAAGATAATAAAGACTTATCAAAAAGATGTAACTGATACTGGAGTTATAATCGATGGTGAAGTAGAAGCGGTTATGGGTGTAGTTCTAAAGAACTCAAGAAAAGCAGGTGTATTAAGAAAAATAAAAGTAGCACCCCAGTCTAGCCCTTACTCCTTTGAGTGAAGAAAAGCCGAAGGAAAGAACTAGAAGGGCAAAGCAAGACACGGAATAGGCGACAAAATATTGTCGTCTTTTTCTTTTATATGATATAATTTAGATAGAAAGGAAGTGAAGAAATGGCATTTAAAAAGATACCTTTAACTATTGATACTATGATAAGAAATCCAGTACCGGTTGAGGGAATAAATCAAGAGGATAATACAGAATTAAATATAGTTGTAACTGAAAACAAGACACCTAAAGACTTATCTAATCAAACTATAAAGGTTTATATAAGGCGTATAGATGGGACTTTAGTAGAACAGACTGACCAAATAACTCCAACTAATGCAAGTAAAGGTGAGGTTACTGTTAAGCTTAAAAATAGTGCATTTAATAAAGAAGGCTACGCATTATTTCAACTAGATGTATCGGATTCTAGTGGAAGAATAACAAGTTCTTATGCTACTTTTAAGATAGGGAAAGGATTGGTTAGTGGTGAAGCTATTGCTAACACAAATGAAATTGAAGCTTTAAAAAAGATTGAAGAATATATAAAAAAAGCTAATCAAGAACTAGAAACTTTTAAACAGACAGTTGTAGAGATAAACGAGAATGAAGCAACTAGACAAGAAAATGAAGTTGTTAGAGTTAGGGAAGAAGCATCAAGAAACGAAGCGGAAGCAATAAGAGCACAACAAGAAGCTACAAGAAAAGAGAAGGAAAACGAAAGAGTACAAGCGGAAATAAAAAGAATTGCAGATGAAGAAATGAGAAGAGAAAATGAAGTTTTGAGGGGAAGTAAAGAGTTAGAAAGAAAACAAGCAGAAGAATTAAGAAAAGAAACTGAATTTTTAAGAATTGAAGATGAAAATAATAGAAAGGTCGCTGAAAGTAAAAGAATTGAAGCTGAAAGTAAAAGAATTGAAGCTGAAAGTGTTAGGGTGGAAGCGGAAAAACTTAGAGTTGCTGCGGAAACTGGAAGAGTAGAGGCTGAGAATTTAAGGATTGCAGCAGAAGAGGAAAGAGTAGCTGCTGAGACTAAAAGAGAAGAAGGATTTAATAAGTTTGAGGGTAAAATAAATGCTAATACAGAAGAGTTAAAAGGAGCTAGATCCGCAACGACTGGAGAGCAGTTCGATTCTTTAGACGAAAGAATTGATTGTGAAGTTGATAGAATTAATAAAAAAATTGATGTTACTATGCTTCAACAAGAGGATAAAGAAAACCATGTTATAGAGAATACTGTAGAGGGTATGACTACTGATATGGTAATTAAAGGTAGGACTTTACAAAATTTATTGAAAGATAAAATAGATTTTATTTCTAGTTCAAATTCTCCACATACAGGACAAAAAAATTTAGTTTTTGCTACAAGACCTAATAAACCATTTACTTTTATAGCTGACATAAAATATACTGGAAGTTTGCCAACTCAATTATTTGTCAGAGGAAATAAAACTGATTCCACCTTTGTTGAATTTGGTTCAGTAGAGATAACAAGTAATTTAAATGGAAAGATAGTTTGCGTATGTAAACAAAATATAGATAAAGGATGTTCATCTGTATTAATAGGATTTAGGTCTAATAATGATAACAGCACTATAAAAAACGCCATGATTTTAGAAGGAGATTGGACAAATAAACCTATCCCGCAGTATTTTGAGGGCATAAAATCATTTGGACAAGAAGAGAATAAAATTAGTATTTTAAGTAGTGGAAAGAATTTATTTAATAAAAATATATCTGTTGGAATTAGAATTGGTAATGATGGAATAACAGAGAATTCTAATACAAATTGTGCATCATGTCTTGACTATATAGAAGTTGAAAAAGGAAAAACATATGAATTTGTTGTTAATAGTAAACTACCTTATTACAGATTAGTCATGAATTATGATGAAAATAAAAAATTTATAAACTATAGTGCGTTAGGTGAATTAGCTAGTGAAAAATTTATAGCTAATGGAAAATTTGTAAGACTTGTTGCGGAAAATTTGAGAGGTTCATCAAATACAGAACCAGGTGAAATAAATTTTATGTTATGTGAATTTCAAAAATCAATCTCAAATTACGAACCTTACAAATGTGATAAAAAAGATATTTTATTGTCTCAATATGGGTTTGATGAAGGTCTTAGGAGCATAAAAGAGACGCAAGATGAATTAAACTCTATAAGAAATGTTGCTATTAAAAGAATAGGCAAAAGAGAATATAGAGAAGGAGATTTACTACTAGATAATGTAATTACAGATAAAGTAAATACTTATTATGTTTTAGAAGAACCAATAGAAACACCTTTAAATGAAAATATAAACCTAAAAACATTTAATGAAAGAACTTACGTAGATTTTGAAAATTCTATAAAGGGAACATCTTCTTTTAAAGCGCCAGTAAATACTCTTAAAACTATTGCAAGGTTAAGCAATGAAAATACTAGACTTAAAAGAGATTTAGCACTACACGCAGAAAATACAATCGCTACAGATGAAGCTATAACGGATTACTCTTTGGATATGGATTATAAATTATGTTTATTAGAAATGGAATTAGTAGAAATTAAAAAGAAATTAGGAGGAAAATGAAATGATAATGGAAAGAAGTAACACATATGTAATGTTAAAAAATCAAATTGAGGGAGGAAGATACGAAAAAGAAGATATTCTAATAAGATTAGATGTATTCTTAGCAAGAAAAAGAATAACTCCTGAACAATATGCTGAATTAGTCGACATGGTAAATGATGGCGTAGGTAAGTAATATGGAAAAGATATTGAATTCTATAAACAATTACTTTTATAAATTTTACGAAAGTGGAAGCTATTCAATAAACACTAACACTATAACAGTAAAAGGTAAATATATAATAGGTCAATATGTAAGAATAGAAGGCAGTACACTAAATGACGGGATATATAAGGTCGCTTTTGTAGATGGTCAAAATATAACACTAGAAAGCCTTACGATGCAAGATGAAGAGTTTGAGGGGGTAATATCCTCTCTTGCTATTCCAAACGATTTAATAAGTCTTAAAGCTAAAATAGAAGCGTATGAGAGTGAAAATAAACCGAGTGCTATCGTAAGTGAAAGTTTTGGGAATTATTCTTATAGCTTAGCAACTAATGCAAAAGGTCAAGCTTTAACATGGCAAGAAGTGTTTTCAAATGAATTAAAACCATATAGAAAAATTAAAACTGTATGGGATAAGAGAGGGGTGAAAGAAATATGCTAGATGATTACAAAGAAAATCTCATTATAATGGAGAAAAGAACAGTATCTGACGGAATGGGTGGGTATGAAACTTCATGGATAGAGGGAGCAACTTTTAAGGGTGCTATAAGCTTAGATAACTCTACTCAAGCAAAACTTGCGGAACAACAAGGGGTTACATCGCTATATACTATAACAGTTGATATAAACGTACCTCTTAACTTTAACGATGTTGTTAAAAGGGGTAATGATTATCTAAGGGTTACAAGTAGACCGGAGGATATGATCACACCTAAACGAGCTAGAGTTCAAAATAAGCAACTTAGTGCAGAGTTGTATGTTTTAGCATAAATATGATAGAATTAGAATAAGGAAAGGAGTTGCGACATGGAAAAATTTACAGAGTATTCAAAGGCGTTGTATAGTTATTTCAATAGCATCATGCCTTCATTTTTAGAGGGAAACGTTCCACAAGGTACGCAATTCCCTTACTTAACTTACAATTTAAGTTATACGCCAAACTATGACGACACTTTAATTCAGTTCTCTATATGGGATAAATCGACTTCATTAAAAACTGTAGCGAGTAAATTAGATTTGCTAAGTAATGATATAGATAGTGGGAAAGTGGTATTTACCTCTAATGGCTCTATACAGTTATATAAAGGCTCTCCGTTTGGAGAAATGTTACAAGATGAAGAACCGAATATTAAGCGTTTATATGGCGTTATACAAGCGAGAATATACCTATAAGGAGGGATAAAATGAAATTATTAAATGGATTGACACAAACTACACCTCAGAACTTTCAATTAGATGCTGGAGTTTGGTTGACTGGTGTAACTTGGGAAGGGGTTTCGGATGAAGAAACTTTAAGAAATGCAATAACAACTGCTATGGGAACGCCGACGAATGTGTTAGGTGCTACAAGTGGTGGAGGAAGCATCGAAATAGTACCTGATATAAGAGATTTAATGGAGGATGTTGATGGAGCGGTTGGTATGTACAAAGACTGTTTAGCGGTTAATAAAATTGATTGTAAAGTAAAAACCAAGATAGCAGAAGTTAAAGTAGGAACAATGTTAATGGCTATAGGTTGTGCGGAAGAAGCGGCTTTAGGAAGTTCAGGGAAGAAAATAACTCTAAGAAACCATTTCTTATCTAAAGATTACAAAGAAATAGTTTGGGCAGGTACACTTAATAAAAGTGATGGACTTATGGTTGTTAGGGTTAAAAATGCAATATCAACTGGTGGTTTAAACTTCGAGATAGAAAATCAAGGAAAAGGTAAGTTTGATTTAGAATTAACACCTTGCATTGATTTAGCAAAGCCTGATGAAAGTCCAATTGAAATTTATTTAGTATAAAGGAGAAATAGGAATGAGATTAAGTGAAATGAATAATGATGTTTGTATAGAAAAAATAATTGAAATAACTCCGTATTTAGGCGAAATTATGCAAGATGAAGAGTTAATATCTATATTCTGTGATAGATTAGATATAACTGATATGGACGAAAAAGAAGGGAAAATCAAAGGGTTGGCTAAAGGTGTAAGTAATTTCACTAAATTAATTCCTATCCTTCTTAAAAAGCATAAAGAAAACATTTATAATGTATTAGCAATTGTAAATGATAAGACGGTCGAAGAGATTAGAAAACAAAATCCAGTACAAACAATCAAACAATTAAAAGAGTTATGGAGTGATAAAGAACTTCTAAATTTTTAGCAATCCTCAAAACTTTAGGGAGTGGCAAAGTTATTATTTATTTGAGTAACTTCCACTCCCTTTCTTTTAAGGCTATAAACGTAGTTTTAATAGAAAAAGAGAACGAGTATAACCTAGAGTGGACACATAAAAGGCATATAGCCAAATCACTTTGGGTATGTTCCCAATCTTTAAACAGAGATAAAAAGTTCAAGAGTTTTGAGGAATTATACGAAAACATGAAAAATCAAAATGTACAAGAAGAAGAGAAGAGTGTTGAAGAAATTTGCACAGAAATTTATAACAAATTCAAAGGAGGTGAATAGATGAATTTATTCACTTTATTGGCTGAAATAAGCATTGACAATAAGAACTATAATAGTAAAATAGATGAAAGTGGAAAGAAAACTGAAAGTGTTGCGAGTAGAATGGGAAAAGCTACTAAAGTTGCTGGTGCAGTTATAGCTGGGGGTTTAGGAGTTGCAGCTGGTGCAGCAACGAAAGTTGGTATGGATTTTGAAGCAAGTATGGATCAAGTAGCTGCAACAATGGGTATAGTTGGAGATGCTTCCG